ATCTGATCTAATGGCAACTGGCTGTCTTTAATAATATCTTCTAAATATTGACGTCTTGTCCCACTAGGAATTGTTAGCCAAACCTTTAAATCAGTCATTTGTCAATTATACCAGCAGAGAGAATAATCTTACCGTTATTGCTGCGAAAGCAGCATAGGTAGGTATAATACTTCTACTTTTCGCCGAACTCTACGCCTTGATATAATTTATTTTTTAAATAAGACATTTCTTTTTTTAACGGTTTAAGCATATGTAGAACTAAAACAAAATCTAATGCTAGTCCTACAATTAATCCAACAAAAAACCAAAGTACTTCCATATTTGCCCCTAAGCCTATATTATATACAATACATTATACCGCATGAGATAATATATTGTTTTTTTTCGCCAAACTTTGACAAACCGTCGCACATATGATATGCTAGATACATGACAGATAAAACACATAGGTTGTCCTATTCAAAAGCGGATTGGGACCTAATTAATGCACGACAGGAAATGAAGTGGGCCGCAATGGCTAGTGACGTTACTGTAATTAAACCAGACGGAACCAAAAAAATTATTAAAAATAACGTCAAACCAATAAATGCCAAAAAAATAAAAAAAGAATCTAAACATAAACGACAACAAATGTTTGAAGGTGATATTTAATGAAAAGGCTTATATCTTTAATAGTAGGCTTTGTATTATATATGTGGCATTATGATCCGTCTTTTGCTGGATGCCCCGCTGGAAAGCACGTATACTGGCATAAACTATGTAAGAAATGTGGGAGATACAGATGAAAGAACCTTACGAATGGATTCTATTTTACTATATGATGGGTATATCCACAGGTATTTTGTTTTCCTTTATATTATTTAGAGCAAATAAAAGATAATGCCAGAGTTCTCAGACTTTGAAGCAGAGTTTTATGCTAAAGAAGGAAAGTATGAGATAATAGATGTAGAGAGATTTTATGGAGAAATCGATGAATGAGACATACGAACTTATAGAAACAATGCGTTTGGCTGAAAAAGATTTAAAAAACGAACAACTAAGCCCTGCCATGAAGAGTTATATGCAGTCAACAGATGCCCTTATTTGTTCTATGCAAGCATATATAGATTATTTAATACAGGATGATGAATGATGTCTGACTTTGTAGCATGTGTTAAACACGACATGTACGACATGTTAACTTATACCAAGTGCATCATTTGCGGATTTACTTTAAGACATGAAGAGCAAGGTAGAAAGCAAGGTAGATTAGTATTGCTTGGTACTGAAATTGGTAATCCTTTTGACATTACCCCCAGAGTTTTAGATGCTATTTTAACTGCAAACTATATTGTTTGTGAACATGCAGATAGTTTTGAAAAATTGTGTACTACTTTAGGAATAACACCTAAAGGTGTTGTCTGCCCCTATAAAGACTTTTCTGATAAAGAAGATGAAGGCATTGAAAATTTACAATGGCTTTATGATGAGATTGAACTTGGTTTAAATGCAGTAATGATTGCTGATCAAGGTATGCCACTTATTATGGATCCTTGTGATTTTATAGTTAAAGGTGCAATTGAACGTAACATACCAGTTTCTATCTTTCCTGGACCTGATGCCCCAGTGACAGCATTAAACGTTTCTGGACTAAATGCTTGGGACTTTACATTTATAGGATCAATGCCACATGATACTTCAAAGCGTCAATTAATATTTAATCAAATGCTAAATGATAACAAGACACACATATATTTTGATCTAGATAATCATCTTATTGAAAATCTAACAAATCTGTCTGACGTTATTGGTGAAGAAAGAAAGATAGCAGTATGTTTTAATATGACAAAAAATGATCAAAACATAGTTAGAGGAACAATAAAAGAAGTAATATCTTGGTTATTACAAAATGGCTACAACAGACCTAGACAAACTCCTGAATGGATGTTGCAAATGACGATTGTTGTTGAGGGAAATAATCCACAAAGGGCACATATATAATGGATGCTAGAGGTATACCAACTCCACAATGTCCAAGTTGTGCATCAACATTGCTTAAACTAACTGTTAAGTTTGATCCTGAAACATATGAAATTGATTTATATTTCTTAGGCGATGCTGAGTGTGCTGTATGCGGAACACTATTAACAGCACCAACTCCACTAGATTTACCAGGAGCAGAAGATGATTACATGTGAGAAATGTAAAGAAGAATTAACTGACAACACTTATGATATATTTTGGGAAAAACATCAAACTATTCCAGATGCATATAACTATGGTGATTTTAAAATTTGGTGTGTAAATAAATGAGTTTAGAAAAAGATATCAAAAACATATTATTAGAAGTAGGACAAACCGTAAAGATACATAAAATTGATGCAAACAATAGTGCTATAGAACTAGATTATGACAAGCATACAATAAAACTATTAGAACTATTTAAAAAATATTTGGAAGAAGCAAAAAATGATAGCGTGGCATAGACCAGACATGACTCCTGAAGAAATACAAGACTATCTACGTCAAAACAGGGTGACCAAAGACATGGCAGATGAAGACTTTGCATCATATATTAAAAGATATGTAAAAGAAAATGATGATATCTTAAATAAACTAGGATCTGATTATGACAAGAACAACATACCATATTGGGATTCTTATAAAAACGAACAGATAGAGGGTAGGGATAATGTCTAGTTTTATTGATATTTTAGGCGATGATATAGAGAACATAAAATATGTATATGATTTTTTAGATAAAGAAGATCTTGAATATTTAATAGAAGTTGCTAAAAAAGCAGAATCAAGATTTAGTGGAAGTCAATTACATGTTGCCGCTAATAATCATTTAGATGATGCTTCGTTAAGTGATTTTAGAAAGTTTGGTGAAAAGTTAAATAATAAAATATTTGATGTTGCCAAAGAAGTATATAAACAAGACTTTTTAAAAGAAACGTTTAACTTTGGATTAAATATTCATAAAGTAAACTCTTTTACAGATGCACATGTGGACATCATAGAAGATTCTCCTGGATTTCAGGAGCCTGGATTTAAAGAACCAGTCTATTTAAACTGGAGAGATGCTTGGGATGGATATTTGGCATGCAACCTATACTTAAATGATGATTATAGTGGAGGGCAAATATATTTTCCTGAAAGAGAATACCTAACAATCAAACCTAAAGCAAACTCACTAATTATGTGGCCTGGCAACAAATATTTTATTCATGGTATTAAGAAAACAAAAATAACCAGCAGATATGTGTATGGTATTTTTATGAAATTTGCAGAGTATGATAAATATAATCCTAAGCAAAAAGATTTATAATAAATTTTTAATAACTCTATTAATAATAATCTTAACCCCTCTTGATGTTATTTTATCAGCATCAAAAGTTTCAGTTTAGCCACCTTGAGGCATATCCTCTTTACTTACAAAACCTTCACTTTTTGTTTTACTCTTCATCTTAGATAAGACTATTCTTTCTACCTTACGTGCTATCGTTATGCTATCAAAATACCAATACTCGACTATTTTCCAACCATTTGATCTATGGGTAGGGTATCTAGTATTACCTATGTCGTTTATTCCTACCTTAAATGCCCCGAATTTTTCGTGGTAAATCAAATATAAAAGGGCTGGACCTCTATGCATATATAGATTATATCGCACTATGGTATACTTAAATCCTAAGAGAAAGGTACTCTATGTCATTTGAACAAGGAGTAGCACATATCAGCGAATGGTATGAAAACAATGATGGTCAAACAAGAAGAGACTTTGTAATCAGAGATTTTGGAAACTATGTTTGGCACGTAAAACAATCAGCAGACAAAGGCTCAACAGTAGTTACTGAAAATGTAGCATACCAAAGTGATCCGAACTCAGGAGAAACAAACAAACTAGATATCTCCTATTTCTGCAACAGATGTATTAATCCAGAACTATACCAAGAATTACAGTTTACGCATGAATGCCAATGCTGTAATTTTAAATGGTAAAACTAGGATATAATTGTATTGGATAGTACGCTATCCAGGAAGAGACAATAAATGGGAATGTATATTCAAGAAAAAGATGACAAGGTAAAGCAATCATTTAAGCCTAAAAAATGGCAGCCTATGGTTCTTAATGGAAAAGATGCAATTGTTCCAACGCAAGAAGGTAAATGCTTTTGGGAAGCACAACTACACTTGACTCTACCTAAAACAGGTAGACCAACATATGTAAAAATGAATTACTCAAGAGACTATAAAGGTAAAAACGATACCACTGGAACAAATACATACGCTATTCCTGCCGACATTGAATCTGTACAGTTTACACTTTCATGGTACTTTAATGCTAATCCAAGCACACCAATTTCGTGTATGGTTTATCACAATGGATCAACAGACATTGTTTCTGAAATAAGACAATTCAAAGGAATGATATTATAATGGGATTACCAATCAAAGATGGAAAGATTACTACCGCTTACAAAAAGTTAGGCAAGATGTGGTCAAAAGGGTATCATACTGGGGTCGACTTTGCAGTTAAGACAGGTACACCAGTAATTGCAGTTGCAGATGGAAAAATTGAACCAGCAAACTGGGGAAAATCATATGGAACTCAAGCAGTACAAAAAGTTGAAGGCGGATGGGTAATCTATGCACATCTTTCTAAACTAGATGTAAAAGCAGGAGATAAAGTAACTAAAGGACAACAAATAGGATTAAGTGGAAACACAGGAAACTCTTCTGGTCCACACTTACATTTTGAAATGAGAGACAATATTCGTTGGTCTGCTGGTAAAGATTTAGATCCACAAGTAATATTAGATAAATAGAAAAGGAATGATAAAATGTCTGGCAAATTAATTGTAGGCTCAATGCCTATAGGTCACAACCAAGATTTAAGTCAAAGAATGATTGATGCTCTTCGTGATAGTCAAATTATATACACTGATTACATGCCAGACAATTTATATGCTATATTAGATTTTTACAAAATTCAGGCAGGCGAATGTGATATAAGAATATTAAAAAGCACTAACACAATGTTTGCAGACGAATATCAAATAAAAGAATGCATTGATTTTATAAAAGAAGGAAGAACAGTTCTATTAGTTGCTGGAGAAGGTCAAATAGGAATGGCAGATCCTGGACCTCAATTTATCCAAGCATGCATAGAAAATAATTTACTTTACACAGTATATCCTGGACCAAGTGCTTTTGCCACAGCGTTTGTTGCAAGTGGAATAACTAATGGAGATTGTTTTATATCTTGTAATATGGAATATCCAGAAAAAACTATTGAATACTTTAAAGATCAAGATACTCCTTTAGTAATACCAATATGGCATTATAAACTAGACGGTGTCTTAAAGTTATTAGATGAAAAGTTTAAATTTACTAATGGTAAAACTAAAAAAGTTACACTCTGTATTGACATGACCACAAATGAAGAAATGTTTGTTACTGAGTATGTAGAGGATATTTTAAATAGTGAAAAACTTAAACACTTAAAAGAATATCCTAAGATAATGCTTGTAATTAGTGATTTTGTTACTAGATAGTATACTTATCAAAATCTTTAAACTTTATTGATCTATAAACATTGTATCTATTACCATCTATTGGATCTTTAACACCATGAATAAAGTTTTTGTTACCAGCCCACATAACTAAAGAGTTGGCCTTTGGTTTAAATTCATAATTTCTTTCAGGGAAATATACTTGACCACCAGAATAATCATCATTAATATATATATTACAGGACAAGTATCCATCCCAAGCATTTTTCCAATCATGTAACTCTTCTTCTTTTGGCTTCTGCCTGTCAAGTCCTTCAATAATATCAGTATGAACAGGAGTAATTGCTCCTGGGGTTGCTATTGTTGCAGCAAGCATATGGGTATTATCATCAACAAATTCCATACCATATAGTTCTGTTGCTGTCTCAATTATTTTTTTATTGTATTTATTTTGTATTTCAATAATCTCTGGAGTAATAACTTTATCTATTTCTTCTTGAATATGTTGACCATCTTGTGGTTGTGCTGCTGATACCCAATCTAAAAACTTTAACATAATGTTATAGTCGTCAACATCCATAAAGTTTTCTTTAGTTTTAATTAAACTTATAT